GCTTGCAACAACAGAAAAAGCAATCACGATGATCGAGGATAGAACTGCAAAGGGCAAAGGATACAGCCGCAGGTTTAAGCCCTACTCAAAAGAGTACGCAATTTTCAGAAGCAAGAAAGGCCGCCAAACTAGATTCGTGGATTTAAATTTCAAAGGAACTATGCTTGGGGCTATGAAAAGCAAAATAGATCAACAAGGATCGATTTCTGCTAAAAGCCTTATTGGAGAGATTAGCTTTACTAGAGCGACTGAGGCCAAAAAAGCAATGTTCAATAATCAGAAAAGACCGTTCTTTGGTTTTAACAAAAGGGAGAAGGACTACTTACGAAAGTTCTTCTATAAGCGGCTTACTAAATGAGCATTAGAGAATCAGTAGCATCTAACATCATCTTAGTTCTTCAGGCGGCTAGGCTACCAGTTAAGCCAAAGCTAGTAACAAGAGAGCCTTTTGATTTTAATGAGCTATCAAATGCTCAGTTTCCAGCGATCCTAGTGCAGACAACATCTGAGTCACGCGAAGACGCAACCATAGGTAATAGTCAAATCCTCAGAGAGGGGCTAATTACTTATGAGCTGATCGGATATGTAAAGTCTAAAACAATCGACACTGCGAGAAATGAATTAATTGAGGCCATTGAGGAGTCATTGGATTTAGATAGGACTCGCGGCAGTGTGGCACTAGATACCCAGATTGTTTCTATTGAAACAGACGAAGGGACAATAGTTCCTATTGGTGGCGTTATCGTAACGGTCAACGTGATGTATAATTACACAAGAGGAACTACTTGATGATTATGTACCGAGAAAACTCAGAATCTACAATTTCTGTAAATCCAACCCGTGTTGAAGAAATGAAACAAAAAGGCTGGACAGAAGACGCGCCTAAAAAACGCAAATCAAAGGTTTCACTTGAAGCCGAACAAACCATGCCAAGCAATGATACTACCGAGGAGGTAAATGATGGCGAATCATAAAGGAAGCGAAGGGCTGGTGAAAGTCGGCTCGGATACAGTAGTAGAAGTGAGAGATTGGTCTTTCAGTATTAGTGCAGATACGGTTGAAGATACTGCTATGGGAGATTCGGCTAGAACTTATAAGCCATCTTTAACCTCAGCATCTGGTTCTGTAACTGCTTACTGGGATGAGACAGATACACCGGGGCAGGGCGCAATGACTGCTGGGGCAGAGGTTACTTTGAATCTTTACCCTGAAGGTGCGGCTAGTGGGGCTAAGTATTGGTCAGGATCAGCAATTATCACTGAAGAAGGCGCATCAGCATCATTTGATGGGATGGTTGAAGCTACATTTGCTTTTTCAATCAATGGTGCGTTTACTTTATCCACTGTTGCTTAATTAGGTTATCGGCTAGGGTAGCACCCGAAAAGCAGGATTTCCGTGGCCTGTCTGCCGATGACACTTTCCACGGAGTTTAACGGAGAAACACATGAGCATGATAGAACGCGCAAGAGCGCATTTTGAAGCACAAGAGCTAAAGCAGACAGAGGTTCCAGAGTGGGCTGATGAAAAGGGAAACCCTGCCATCATTTACTCGGAGCCTTTGACGCTTCAGGACAGAAAGGTTTTAGCTAAGTTTTCTGACGGTGACGACATGGAATTTCTAGTTCGTCTGGTCATCCTCAAATGCTTAACTAGTGATGGTCAAAAGGTCTTTGACCTAAGTGACAAACCAACACTAATGAATAAGGCAGACCCAGCGGTGATAACGCGGCTAGCAAACAAAATAGCCGAGTCAATGAGCGTAGAAGGAATGCTGGGAAACTAAAGGACGATCCTCTGTTACATGCTAAGTATTCTTTAGCAGAGGCTCTCCACAAGACAGTTGGTGAAATAGACCAAATATCTTGTGAGGAGTTCAACGGATGGGTCGCTTATTTTCAGATGAGGCAGGATAGAGATGGCAACACCTAGCGAAATTAAAATCCGCATCATCGCGAAAGATGAAGCCTCAAAAGCATTTAAGAGAACTGAAAAAGCAACTAATAGTTTAAGATCAGCCGCGCTTAAATTAAAGGTTGCTTTTGCTGTTGTAGGTATTGGGTCAGTCGCCTTTGGCAAGTCCGCAATACAAACAGCGGCAGGTGTCGAGTCCTTGAAGTTAAGACTTCAATTCTTAACTGGTACAGCAGCAAAAGCAGGTTTGGCGTTTAAGCAGATGGACGCTTATGCTTCTCAAGTTCCATTTGCATTAGAAGAAATCCAAGCCGCAACGGGTTCTCTCTTAACTGTCACCAAAGACGTTGGCAAGCTCAACGAGATTCTCACAATCACTGGTGATATTGCTGCCGCACATGGACTGACTTTTGTAGAAGTATCACAGCAGATCCAGAGAGCATTTGCATCTGGGATCAATTCTGCTGAAATATTTAAAGAGAGAGGCATCTCCAAGATGCTTGGTTTCCAAGCAGGTGTTTCCTACTCAGCAGAAAAAACAAGGCAAATAATCACAGAGCAATGGGCTGAAGGCACGAACTCAATGGTCGGTGCTACCGAGGCAATGGCTGGGACATATTTTGCACAAATATCTATGATGCAAGATGCTTGGTTCAAACTGAAACTAGCATTTGCTGACACAGGACTACTAGAAGAATCCACACAAAGCATTACAGAGTTAACTGAATTATTAAAAGACCCTGCTGTTATTGATGGGGCAAAAACGGTTGCTGGTGCATTACTTGGATTGTTTAAATTCATTGTGGCAAACGCAGAAACTATAATGACTGTCGGTGCTATCTACTTTGGAGCTAGTGCGGCAAAAGGTCTTGGTAAACTTGTTGGCGGGAAAAATGCCGCGGTTGCAACTGGTATTGTAGCCATTAGCTCTGCATTGTATTTGTTAATACAAGCTATGAACAAGACAGAAGATCAAGCTGATAAAACAGCCAAAGCCATTAAAGAGGTTATGCATCCGCTGTACAGTAGTGGGCCAGCACCGGGGATATTTGTAAAGGAAAGTGTAGGCCGAGTTGCAGACTTCACTACAAAACCATTTGTTGAAGATCCTGAAGTGACGCGCAACAGAGAGGTTATGGATTCGCTCAAAGAGCAAGGCGAAGCAGTCAAAGACAGTCTTGACCCTTGGAGAGGCTACAGAAAAGAAATCCAACAACTAGATGTATTATTAGCTAATCATGTAATTACTCAAAGCGATTATTCTGAAAAGAAAAAGATTCTAACGGCAGACACAGTAGCTTTAATCCCAGCATTACAAGCAGAAGCAGATGCGCTAGAAGACCTCAAAGAGAAGTTTAAATTTGTTGGTTTAGAGATGACCGATGTCGCAGTAAAAGGAATGCATACCTTAGAGGACAGTCTGTTTGATATTGTCAGCGGAGCAAAGTCTGCAAAAGATGCGTTTGCCAATATGGCTAAATCTATCATTAGCGATCTGCTTAGGATGTCTATTCAACAGAATATCACGCGGCCATTATTCGCAATGATGGGCGGCATATTTACCGCAAGTGGACCTACAGTGGCCCCAGAGGTTTTTGATCCCGGCCCAATGCCAACTATGAACGGAGGTGGATTCACAGGGGCTGGGTCAAGATCAGGTGGTGTTGACGGCAAAGGTGGCTTTAACGCAATACTTCATCCAAATGAGACAGTGATAGACCACACAAAAGGACAGGGTTCTGGTGGGGCTGTAAATGTTACACTTAACATCACAACTGGAGTTGCTCAAACTGTAAGAGCTGAACTATCCAACCTGATGCCAGCGATTACTGAAGCAACAAAGGCTGGTGTGTTAGAGGCAAGACAGCGTGGCGGTTCATACTCAAGAGCTTTGGCGGGAATCTAAATGGCAATATCGTATCCACTAATTATTCCTAACCATGACTTTGCTTCTATGAGTATGCGACTAACTAGAAAGATCGCTACCACAGAGTCTCCCTTTACCTACCAGACGCAAGTGTATGAACATTCCGGCTCAAGGTGGGAAGCAGAGGTAAAACTGCCGCCATTAAGCCACACAGAGGCGCGAGCATGGGAAGCGTTCTTTCTGGCACTGAGAGGCCAAGTCGGCACATTTAAGATGTACAACCCATTAGCAGCAAACCCACAGGGTACTGCAACTGCGAATGTGAGATTACCAGTGATTGAATCTGCTGGTTCCACGACAGTTAAGATGGATATGTCATCTGGATCAGGCACACTGAAGGCTGGTGATTACGTCGAAATATCAAACAACCTGCATATCATATTGGCAGATGTCTCATTAAGCGCAACCGATACCGATGTAGAGATCACGCCGCCGTTGAGATCAGCTCAGAGCGCAAACGCAGCAGTGACCACTGTAAACGCCAAAGGAACATGGAGGCTTGCAACCTCTGATGTCGGATGGTCTATCAATAATGCCTCGCTGTACGGGTTCACATTTGCCTGTGTCGAGGTGCTGTCAGCATGACACGCGAATTCTATGATCCTG